TGGGTTGCCGCAGTCTTCATAATCTCTGCTTCTGCAGCAGCTTTGGTTTGTGCTAATGTTGCTTTAGCTTTCTGTTTCTCTATCTGTCCTTGCATGAATGATCCTGCAAGTTCACTTATCGGTCCTAACAATGCTTGAAACATTATGTGTTTTCTCCTGTTGGTTTACCAACGTATACGCACGTGCTATATCCGTTTAAATATTGAGGATCTTGTGTTATACTGGTTCTTACCTTTGCTACATACTCGTAACAATTATCTGATGAAGTAAATGGAAAATTAACCATTGGAAAATTTACCCATGTTGCATTATCTCCTAATGCCCATAAAATTGTAATTACTGGAATCCACACTACGCTTTTCTCCTTGTTTTCTTGCGTTTTCTTCCAGAAGCAGTTACAGACCATTTTACAGCTTTAGGTC